GGACCCACCGCATGAAGGTCTATCTCGCCAACACCACCCGCCAGGTGCAGGACTTCGTCTGGCGCTCCATCGAAGGCCGCGTGCCGCACCGCATGCAGGTCGATGTCGGCCAGCAGGTGCAGCTGCCCGGCGAATGGAGCACCCAGGACATCGCGTATCTGGACAGCCAGCACCGGCGCTACGGCGTGATCCCCGTCGACGAGATCGACCGCACGAAGGACTTCGTCGGCCTCTGCTACTCGGTCGACAAGCCGATCAGCGTGGAGAAGATCCGCCGCGCGCTCACCACGAACCAGCAGGTGCTGGAGGAACGCGGCCGCGAGCTGCGCCAGCGCGCCGCCGTGGCCGTGGCCAACCAGGTGACCACGAACCACCCTGATGCCGGGCTCACCGCCCTGGAAATGACGATCCAGGAAGAGCGGAAGGACGGGGGCACCCCCGAGGTGAACGAGGGCATCCGCGTGCCCACCGCCGGCCAGGCCGAGGGCGGCCCGCCCGCGCCTGCGCGCCGCCGCGGCCGCGCTGCGGCGTAGGCCAGGCGCATGTCTGGCACCGCGCCCTCGCAGGCGGGTTTCCTGCAATGGGTGCGGGACTTCATGGCCGTGCCCACCGCGGCGCTGCCCGACGACAGCATCTTCATCGGGTTCGCCTACGACCTGGCGCTTGCCACGGTGAACCCGGCGCTGGCGGCCGTGCCGCCGATCTACACCCTGGCGGTCTACAACCTGGGCGGCGACTTCCTGGTCAACTGGTGCCAGGACGTGCCGCCCTCGACCTATTGGGCCGAGCTGCGCACCAGCTTCGCGATCTTCGCCTTTGCTCCCGGCGTGGTCACGTCGTCGAGCGACAACGGCACCAGCTCCTCGCTGCTCAACCCCGAGCAGATGAAGGAATTCACGCTGGCCAACCTGCAGAACCTGAAGACCCCCTACGGCCGGCAATACCTGGCCTGGGCGCAGGCATACGGCCCGCTCTGGGGGCTCACGTGATCACGTTGCACCTCGGCGTCATCGACCAGCCGTACACCAGCTACGACGGCGGCAAGAAGGCAGCGAACCCGAACCGGCGCCGCCGCGGCCGCGACGCGATCGCCACCCCGGAGAAGAACGCGCGCACCGTCACCACGGGCCAGGTCGCGCAATGGCTGGAGAACCGCTACCACGTCATGGAGGTGTTCTACGAGGAAGACGGGGGCGTGCTGGATCTGCTCAACGAATCCCTGCACGACGCCATGGAGAACGTGCTGATGGGCGCCCCGGTGGGCGCCAACCCTTTTCTGGAAGCCACCAGCGAGATCCAGAAGCGGTTCAAGAAGTTCATCAGCAGCCGCGCGATGGAGTCGCTCGGCTACCCTGGCGTGCCCACGAAGGCGGCGCTGATGGGGGTCAACAGCCGGCTGAAGCGCCGCCGCGGCCCGCGCCGGCCGTCGTTCCGCGACACCGGGCTATACCAGGCCAGCTTCATGGCGTGGGTGGAGTAGGGCCATGTCGGCGACCGAATCCGCCCGCGCCCGCCACCAGCTCGCCGCCACGATCCAGGCCGGCGAGCGCGTCCTCTCCGAAAACCAGACCATCACCTTCACGAAATACATCCGCCTGGTGCTGCCGATCGACGGCTCGGTCTTCTGGGTGCGCGCCGACCTGGCCAGCCCCTCGGCGCTGTTCAACGCGCACCGGTTCAACGGCGGCGGCCCCTACAATGCGCCGCCCGGGCAGCAGTATTCCGCGCCCACGGTCGTGGCCAACGGCTCGCTGCACTACATGAGCCAGGCGAACCAGCAGGAAGCCGACGGCGCCAGCCTCAACCGCGTGCTGTTCACCAGCGAAGTGGAAATCGAGGACTTCAACGATATTGGCCCGACGGTCATGTATATCGGCGAGTGGCAGGGCGTGCGGTTCAGCTTCTCCCGCCGGGGCATGTATTACGAACAGGCGAAGATCCACCACTACGAGGGCGACGCGATTTTCTCCACGATGGAGACCCAGATCATCGACGATCTGGCCACGTTCTCGCCGGCACAGGTGGTCAGCAACTCGCTGCCGCTATGGCTCGACCTGGTGAACCCCTCGATCCCGGTGATCGGGCTCAATGGCCTGCCGTGGCCGGTGTTCCCGTCGTTCCTGGTGACCCAGAACCTGGCGCCGCCCTTCATCGCGGTGCACATCCCGCCCGAATCGACGGTGGCGCTCAGCGGGGCCCCGCTCCTCAATCGCACCCTCAGCCACAGCCAGCTGGTGCGCGAAAAGGTCCGGGTCACCACCTACGGGCTGCGCAACGCCGAGGTGCTGGACTTCTGCGACTACGTCCAGTGGCAGTTCCGCAACCTCCCGCGCCTGGGCATCATGAACATGCCGGTGCCCCGCGATGAAAAGCAGACCCAGGTCGAGCTGGGCGTGCTGGCGCAGAGGAAGACCATCGAATACGAGGTGAATTACCTGCAGGCGACCGCACGCAATATGGCGCGGCAGCTGATCCTCTCCGCCTTCGTGACCTACCAGCCGCAGGGCGGCGTGATGCCGAACCCCGGCCGCTGGAATGCCTTCACCTGGAACGACGGAACCACCTGGTCATGAGCGGAAGCGAAATCGCCCCCGGGAATCCCGCCGACGCCGGCCCGGTCAAAGACGCCATCATGGCGCGCCTGGTGCGCGACGCGAACCTGGCCGACGTGCCGAACAAGGCGGCCGCGCGCGCGAACCTGCAGCTGCGCTCCATGGCACAGCAGGATGCCGCCGCGGTGGCCATCACCGGCGGCGCCCTCGACAACGTGGCCATCGGGGGCACCTCGCCCGCATACGGGCAGTTCGCCCAGCTCGACATGGTGGGCGATTTCACCGCGCCGCCGACCGGCGACTTCTGGTCGGACGACGGCGCGCGGGTTATGCGAGTGAACGACCGCCTCCTGGTCGGCGCGGCCGCGGCCAACGATGCCGCCAAGCCGAACGTCGAAAAGGACTGGCTCTCCGAGCTGATCAACTGGCCGGTGTTCAACGGCACCGCGGCGATCACTTCGGCCTTCGGCACGATCGCCCTCACGGTCGGCTCGCAGACCGCCGACCTGGATCCGGTGGCTGCCGGCACCACCCAGACCACCATCGGCGTAGCCGCCTTTGCGATCGCCAACAATCCCGGCACCTACCCGACCGGCTATTACGCCGCGTACGGCTTCTACTCCGAGGCGCGGGTCTATCCGGGCACCGTCTCAGATTCGTTCGCCGCAGAGTTCGAGGCGATCAACATGTCGGGCACGCCGAACGGCACGCCCACGCCCTACCGGGAGCTGCTGGTCGGCAGCGCGCAGGCGCTGCGGCTGGGATCCGGCGGGGGGCAGGGGCTGGACGTCGATCCCGCCATCTCGGCGCTGGCGATCGTGCCCAACGGCAGCACCTTCAACGCCGGCATCGTGTTCGCCAAGGATGCCCTCACCGGCGCCGACGGCACCAGCGGCTTTGGCGAGGCGATCGCCATGGGGCTGGGGCACCTGGTGTCGTGGTATGCTGAAGGCGACGACAACAACGGCGCGCGCGCCTTCTACATCACCTCGACGATCGCCGATGCCGACAACGCGGTCTCGGTGCAGGCGCAGGACGGCGGCCTGCTCTTCCTCCAGCCCGACGGCAACATCGGCCTGGCGATCTCCACCGTGGCAGCGGCCGACAACGGGATCTCGATCACCCCGGCCGCCTCGGGCCAAGCACCGGCGCTGGCGGCGATCGGCGACGGCAGCAACCCGAACCTGGCGCTGAAGGCGCGCAGCGGCGGCCGGTTCGAGCTCACCTGCACCACCCAGAACACCGCGGCCGCAGGCGCCGGGGGCGCCACGCCGGCCAACGCGGCCGCCTTCATGCAGGTCACGGTGAACAACGGGTCGACGACGGCCAACTACGCAATCCCGCTCTACGCCGCCAGCTGAGGACCCCATGCGCCGCATCCCCCTCAAGAACGTCATGATCCGCCTGGCCGGGCAGCCCGCCGACGCCCCGGACATCGAGTTTTCCTACGCGCGCAACATGATCGGCGTGATCAACGCCGCAGCCGGCGAGCGCGGCCTGCCGCTGTCGGAAATCGGCCGGCTGCTGCGGATCCTGGGCCCCCTCGATGATGCGTGGCGGGCGGGCGCCGACCACGTCCTGCTGGAGGACGCGGATTGGGAGCACCTCAAGAAAGCCGTCGATGGCTTCCGCGGCTGGCGCATCGTGCACGAGGTGGTGCCGGCGATGGCGCGGGACATTGCGGATGCAGAGTGCATCGCGGCGCATGCCGTGGTATCGGCGGAAACCTGATTCCTCAACCGCAAGGAGCGGACCATGCCTCAGTCCCCTTTCCAGACGCGCCCCGGCCTGAATGAAGGAGTGGCCAAGTCGCTGGCCGTGGACGGCGAGGGCCGCCTGGTGCCCGGCTTCACGACCGTCACGCCGACCGTCGCGACGGGCACGATCGCGGTCTCGAACACCTTCCAGGCGTGCCTGGCGGCGAACGCGAATCGCATGCCCGGCGGCAGCATCACCAACAATGGCGCGGCCACGATGCAGGTGTTCTTCGGCGCCACCGGCGATGCCACGGCCGACAAGGCGGTCGACGTCGCGGCCGGCGCCACCCTGTTCCTCGCCAACGTGTTCGGGCCGAACCAGGTCTACACCGGCGCGATCGCCATCACCGGCACCGCCACCCAGACCTTCGGCACCGTCGAGCTGACCGCCGCCGCCTGACGCCCGGCCGCACCCGCGGCCGCCTGACGCCTTCGTCCCCCGCCCTGGAGGCTCTCGCCCATGTCGAACAACATCGTCACGGTGAACGTCAGCCAGACGATCGCCCCGGCGCCGTCCACGCTGCAGAAGACCGGCGCGCTGGTGAGCCAGGGCGGCACGACGACGGCGCCCGGCACCACCACCCTGCTCACCCAGGCCAGCGACCTCGATGCGATCCTGCGGGCGCCCGCTGCGATCTCGTCGATGGTGTGGTCGGGCGGCACGGTCACCGTCACCACTGCCGCGCCGCACGGAATGACCACCAGCGACGTGCTGAACCTCACGATCGCCGGCGTCACCCCCGCCGCCTACAATGCGAACGACCGGATCTGCACGATCACCGGCGCCAGCACTTTCACCTTCCCGCTGGTCAGCAACCCCGGCGCGGTCACCGTGCAGGGCACCTGGGCGCCGATCGGCGTGTCGGTCCTGGAAGCCATGGTCAACACGTTCTTTGCCCAGGGCACCGCGGTCAGCGTGTACGTGCTGGAGCTGGGCAACGTGCAGACCTACGACGCGGTGGTCGCGCTGGAAGACTTCATCGAAGCCAGCTCGCCACAGTTCTTCTACAGCTACCTGGTGCCGCGCACCTTCGCCTGGGACTCGACCTTCCGCACCCTGATGGCCAATTTCGAGGCGACCAGCGCGAAGACCTACTTCTTCACCACCATGGCGCTGGGCAATTACACCTCGTTCGACGCGACCATGAAGTGCGTGATCGGCCTGGTGGAAGCGCCGCTGACCCCGCTCACCGAATTCTCGCTGGCGGCCGCCTTCTACCGCTGGCTCAACTACAACCCCAGCACCACCAACAAGGTGGCGCCGTTCGCCTTCGGCTATATGTTCGGGGTGACCGCCTATCCGATCCGCGGCAACGGGGCCACCTTCGCCGCGCTGAAGGCAGCGCACGTCAACTGGATCGGCACCGGGGCCGAGGGCGGCATCACGAATACGGTGCTGTTCTGGGGCACGACCATGGACGGTCGCGACGCGACCTACTGGTATTCGGTCGATTGGGTTCAGATCAACATCGACCTCGACCTGTCGAACGAGATCATCAACGGGTCGAACAACCCGATCAACCCGCTCTATTACAACCAGGACGGCATCAACCGCCTGCAGGCGCGCGCACAGGCGACCATGAACCGCGGCATCACCTACGGCCTGGTGCTGGCGCCGGTCACGGTGAATGCCGTCGACTTCCCGACCTACGTGGTCGACAACCCGAGCGATTACTCCAGCGGCAGATATGCCGGCCTGTCGGTGAGCTACACCCCGGCCCGCGGCTTCACCGAGATCGTCTTCAACGTGAACGTCACCGACTTCCCGACCGCCTGATCTGTCGCCGCCGTAACCAGGAGCACCGCCGATGGCTGCCAACCCGCTGGTCGACCAGGGCACCCTCAACCGCATCCGCGGCTCGGTGGTGATCCCGAACGTCCCCACCCTCAACGTCACCGCCGCGTTCCTGGGCAAGGGCGCGATCTCGGTGGCGCTGCAGGGCGAGTCCACCCTGTTCATCCCCACCCTCACCGGCGCGGTCACCAGCCCGGAACCCTACATGATCGCGAACGTGACCGTGCACCTGCTGAAGACCCAGCAGCTCTCCACGCTCTACAAGCAGCGCATGGAGCTGGACGCGCGGCTCGGGCCGGTGCAGATCATCCCCGATGCCGTCGGGTTCCCGAATTACGACTTCTTCAACGCGGCCATCGCTTCGGTGCGCGAAATGAGCATGGCCGGCGACGACCCCGGCTACGTGGTTTCGATCCACGGTTACTACAATACCAACTCGACCCTCTGGAACCTGATCTAGCGCGGAGACGCCCTGATGCGCCTCGACGACAACCTCAACCTGGTGATCCCGCTGGAGCGCGGCAGGCACGAGATCTACGTGCACGTCGCCCCGCTCTCGCGCGAGGTGTTCGAGGCGCATTGGCTGGTGATCGGCAAGACCTTCGCCACCATCAACGCCGAGGGCCTGTCGATCATCGCGGGCCCGCGCCTGGCCGGCCTGGCGCTGAAAAGCGTGGCGCAGTCCATGAAGGTCTGGGACGGGCCCGAAGGGGTGGAGCGCACCCTGGTGGCGGAGATGGTCCGCCTCTCGAACGTGGTGCAGCCCGGAGAAGCCGGCTGGGCCGCGGTGCCGATGGCGGTGGCGCTGCAGCAGGGCACTTTCAGCGACCGCGAAAAAGCGGAGGTGATCGGCGCCATCGTTTTTTTTACGGTGCTCTCAGCCATGCACCTGAAGAAGACGCTCGTCCCCATGCTCAAGAGCATGGGCGACCTCTGGGGAACCCGGACTACCTCGTCCAGCTCTACGGAGTTCGCCGCTTCCTTGCCGACATTGACCGCTCCCGGGAATACTGGCGGGACGGCGCCGGGCACCTAGGCGCCCTGCTCGACTGGCTGGGCAACGAAGGCTGGCCCAGCTTCGCGATCCAGGCCGGGCTTGAGCACTACGCCAACGCGCATCAGTTCCGGCAGCGATACCTGATCGCGGCGGCCACCGGCAGGAGTTCCTGATGCCCACCAGCATTCTGCAAGTCCAGGTCGACGACGAAGCGTTCAAGAAGTTCCAGGCCGACTTCGAGAAATACAACGCCACGGTGCAGACCCTGCCGCTGGCCTGGGGGCGCATCGAACAAGCCATCAACCGCGTGGCCGAGCGGGTCGACTCGCAGACCGAGGCGCTGTCGAAGGTCCTCGGCGCCACCGACAAGGTGGTCGACAGCCAGAAAGAGTACAACCGCGCCCTGCGCGACACCGCCGGCAGCTGGGGCAACATCTCCCGCTGGACGCGCATGGCCGTGCAGGATGGGCAGCGGCTGCTCGGGATCTACGGCGCGATCTCCAGCCGCATCACGAACACCGCCGTCTCCCTGCTGCGCTGGGGCACCGTGGGCGCCCTGGGGGCGGGCCTGGCGGGCGCAGGCGGCCTGTGGGGGCTGTCCAGCCTGGCAAGCGCCGCAGGCGCCACACGGCGCGCCAGCCAGGGCCTGGGGCTGGCTCCGGGCGAGCTGCGCGCCTTCGAGACCAACTACGGCAAGATGGTCGACCCCCGGGGCATGCTGGGCAACATCTCCAGCGCCAGGCTGGACCCCGACAAGCGGTGGGCCCTGATCTCGATGGGCCTGGATCCGAACGCCAGCGTGAGCGAGCTGGCGCTGCAGGCGCCGCGCCGGGCCCGGGAGATCTACGAGGAAGGCGGCCAGAGCACCGCCTACGCCCGGGCCCGCGGCCTGCTGGAGATCTTCACCGAAGAGGACCTGCAGCGCCTGCACGCGATGACAGTGCAGGAGATCGAGAGCAGCCGGCAGATGGTCGAGCAGGACCGGCGCCGCATGGCCGTCTCGGACGCGCTGGCGCGCCGGTGGCAGAACCTGGCCATCCAGTTCGACCGGGCCAGCCAGGTGGTGCAAACCGTCTTCCTCGATGCGCTGTCGCCGCTGGCGCCCGAAATCGAGAAGCTGTCCGACGCCTTCACCGAGGCGGTGAAGACCGCGCTTTCGCTGGACGTCATGCGCGGGGCCATCAACGCCCTGGCCACCGGGATCCGCGCCGCCGGCACCTACATCAGCTCGCAGGAGTTCCTCGACGATATCCGCAAGTTCGGCCAGGCGGTGGAATCGGTCTGGCGCGCGGTGTCGCGGGTGGCGTCGTGGATCAACGGGCTGTTCGGCGGGCAGCAGCAAGAAGCGGGCATGGGGCAATACGGCATCCCCTACTCGCGCCCGGCCAATGCGCCGGCGATTCCCGACAACGTCGTCGGCGGGTTCGACAACCCCGAGGAAGTGGAGCGCCGCCGCCGCGCCTGGTATTTCGCCGGCTTCCCGGACACCGACCACCTGGGCCGCCGCGTCGGGACCGAAGGCTACGACCCGGTCGGCGCGGCCGAGGTGCGCTACCAGCTGCCCGAGGGCCTGCTCGACGAGATGTGGGCCAAGGAATCGCGCCGCGGCCGCACCATGGGCCCAAGCCCGGCCGGCGCGCTGGGCCACTTCCAGTTCATGCCGGCAACAGGACGGCAATACGGGCTGAACCGCCCGGAGGACTTCAACGACCTCGGCCGTTCCGCCGCGGCCGCCGGCCGGTACATGTCCGACCTCCTGGTGCGCTTCCAGGGCGACCTGGCGAAGGCGGCCGCCAGCTACAATTGGGGCCCGGCCAACGTCGAGCGCGTGATCGCGCAGCATGGCGATCGCTGGCGCGAACACCTCCCGCGCGAGACCCGCGATTACATTGCCGACGTCGTGGAGCCGATCATGTCGCGGCTGCGCCGGCACGCGGCCGGCCGCCGCGAACCCGAGCTGCCGCAGCAGGCGCCGCGGGTGGACCTGCGCATTGAAAACCCCGCGGGCGCGCGTGTATCGCTACAGGGGGCCGCAGCAAGGGCACCGCAATGAGCGAAAGCGCCTTCACCTCCGTCAGTCGCGAGATCTTCAAGCTCAGCTACCAGATCAGCCCCATCATCCTGACCGGGCGCAGCAGGATCACGGAGTTCATCCCGGGCGGCATGCTGCCGATCATCGCCATCACGGAGTCGATCAACTTCGTGCGCGGGATCCTCAGCGGCGGCGGCGACAACCTCGATCTGAATGACTTCTTTGCCCACTTCGAGCCGCTGCCCAGCAGCACGCTGATCTCGAACCGCGTCGGCGACTACCCGTTCGCCAACCAGCGCGTGGCGGCGAATGCCATCATCTCGGATCCGCTGAACGTCTCGCTGCGCATGGTATGCCCGGCTCGGGGGCCGGGCTCGATGCTCACGAAGCTGGCCACCATGTCAGCGCTGCGCGCCACGCTGAACCTGCACAGCACCACCGGCGGCACCTACATCGTGGCGACCCCGGCGTTCATCTACCTCAACTGCCTGCTCACGGATCTGCGCGACGTCACCATGAACACTGGCCGCCAGGTCCAGGCCGAATACCAGCTCGACTTCACCAAGCCGCTGATTACCGAGGACGAGGCGTTCGGCGCGCTCAACGCCCAGATGTCGGCGATCGCCGCAGGCGTGCAGACCGGCGGCGGGTCGGTGGGCGCCGGGCTCAGCGTGGGCCAGCCGCTCACCGGCGCGGCCGCGCTGCTGCAGGCGGCGGCGCGCAACCTGGTGGGCGCCGGGCTGCAGCCTGGCGTGGGCCCGGGCCCGCTGCCGTATGCCGACTTCGTGGGGGGGATCCTGTGACCACGACCCTCGTCGACTTCGCCCCCAGCCCCTCGGGGCCGTTCCAGTTCCGCGCCGTGCTGGACGGCGAATCCTACAACGTGGTGGTCACCTGGAACCTCTTCGGCCAGCGCTGGTATGTGAACATCTACACCGTCGATTCGATCCTGCTGCTGGCCACCGCCATGGTGGGATCCCCGCTGGACCGCGATATCAGCCTGACGGCCAACTACACGACCACGAAGCTGGTGTGGCGCCCGGCGCGGCGCCAGTTCGAGGTGATCGACCCATGAGGGCGGCGCCGTGCGGTACTACCTGATCAACATCCGCCGCCCCGCGCGCCCGGCCGCAGGCGGCCGCCCGGCCGCCCCTGCCGCCCTGCTGCGCACCTACCGCACCCAGGACGAGCTCTCCCAGATCTTGCCCAACGCGCTCGACGTCGACTTCGACATTCCGGTGACCGACTTCGCAACCCCCATGGGGGGCGGGCATGTGCGCGTCTACGGCATCGACCTCGGCACGCTGGCGCAGGCGAGCGACTTCAACCTGATGGAGATCGAGGTATTCGGCGGCATGCAGCGCGGCCTGCCGTTGGCGAAGCCGGAACAGGCCGGGCTGCTGATCGCCGGCACCATCCAGCAGGCGTTCGGCAATTGGGTGGGCACCGATATGACGCTCGACCTGATCTACACCGCGGGCAACACCCAGCCCGAGACGCCGACCAACCTCACGATCGACTGGCGCGCCGGGCAGCTGCTGGCCGATGCCATTCGCGCCACGCTGCGCGCCGCCTTCCCCGACTACACCGCCACGATCAACATCAGCCCGCGCCTGGTGCTGGCGCACGACCAGCCCGGCTTCTACGGCACCCCGTTCCAGTTCGCGCGCTATGTCCGCGACATCAGCCGCAGCATCATCCGCGACCCAGGATACCCCGGCGTGCGAATCCTGCTGCGCGACCGGCAATTCGTCATCCAGGACGCAACCACCCGCACCACGCCGATCCAGGTCGAGTTCAACGACCTGGTGGGGCAGATCACCTGGCTGTCGGCCAACACCTTGTCGGTGACCACGGTGATGCGCGCCGACCTGCAGACCGGCGACTTCATCCGGCTGCCGGCGCAGCTGCAGCTGCTGCAAACCCTGACCACGCCGCAATCGCAGTCGCAGGCGCGCGCGCGGGATCCCTTTGCCGGCGTCTTCCAGATCAACAATGCCAGGCACACCGGGCGATACCGCGGGTCGGGCGGCCTGTCGTGGGTGACCACCTTCCAGGTATCGGGGCCGATTCCAAATGTCTGATGCCTTCATCAAGAAGCCGCTGGGGCAAAGCCTCAACGACCTCAGCACGAAGCGCGCCGAGGACGCGATCCAGCTGCTGGGCAAGGCGCTGCCGGCGTCGATCGTGGCCGTCAACAAGGCCGGCACCATCGTGACCGTGAAGTTCGAGCTAGGGGCGATCCCTTTCACCCTGCCGCGGGTGCGCATGCCGGTGCTCACCACCGAGTATTTCCGGGCGCCGCTGCAGGTGGGCTGCCGCGGCTTCGTGATCCCAGCCGATGCCTACCTGGGCGGGGTCTCGGGGCTGGGCGGCGGCACGGCCACCCTGGCGCGGCAGAGCAACCTGGGCGCCCTGGTGTTCGCGCCGATCGGCAACATGGACTTTCAGGACGTCGACGGCAGCGTCGCCACGGTCTATGGGCCCAACGGGGTCACCCTGCGCACCCAGAACAGCGCGGTGCGGCTGTTGCTGACCCCTTCCGGGGTCACCATCATCGTGCCGGGCGGCCAGGTGGCCGTGACTCCCTCGGGAGTGGCGGTGACAAACTTGACCGTAACGGTCACCGGCGGCGATGTAGTGGCCGACGGCATCAGCCTGAAAACCCATCGCCACGGCGGCGTCCAGGTCGGTGGCGGCAATACGGGAGTGCCCATCGCGTGAGGACCTATGGCCGGCTGCCCCCGGACGAGACCGGCTACCGCCAGTGGGTCGAGGTGCAAACCCAGGCCGACGGCGCCAACGACTACGTCTACATCACGACCCTGACGCAATGCCTGCAGCTGATCCTGGGCGAGTCCCCGTTCTTCGCCAACTACGGCATCCCGGCCGAGATCTCGGTGATCCAGCAGATTTTCCCTGACTTCTACGTCACCCAGACCCAGCAGCAGTTCGCCCCCTTCTTCGCGTCGCTGATCATCACCAAAATGCCCGAGCCGACGCCCACCTACCTGGTGAACATCGTCACCAACTACGGCACCCGGGTGCAGCAGGAGATCCCGACATGAGCGACACTTTTCCGGTGGTGATGACCTCCGCCGGGCTGCAGCCGACCTCGCCGATCGCGATCCGCCAGGCGCTGGTCGACATCGTGGCGGCGACGAATCCCGGGTACACCGCCAACCTGCCGGGCTCGCTGGTCGAGGACATCACCAGCACCGATGTGGCGGCGATCGCGCTGGCCGATGCCGCGCGCGTCGAGCTGGTCAACAGCCTCACTCCCCGGGGCGCCAACGACTTCCTGCTGCGGCAGCTCGGGAACATCTACGGCGTGCCGCTGGGGCGCGACAGCACCACCAGCGTGCTGGTGGTGTTCAGCGGGTCGATCGGCTTCGTCATCTCGGCCGGCTTCACGGTCAGCGACGGCACCTACCAGTATGTGGTGCAGACCGGCGGCGTCATCAGCGCCGACGGCAACTCGGGCGAGATCTACGCGCTGGCCACCGAACAGGGCAGCTGGGCTGTGCCGGAAGATACGGTCACCCAGCTGGTGACCTCGGTGCCCGATGGCGTCACGCTGGCGGTCACCAACCCGGATCCCGGGCTGCCCGGCACCGGGGCGCAGACCGCCGAGCAGTACAGGGCACAGGTGCTGCAGGCCGGCCTGGCGGTGAGCCAGGGCATGCCCAGCGCCCTGCGCACCGCCCTGCAGGCCGTCCCGGGCGTGCAGGCGCGGCTGGTGTCGGTGCGGCAGAAGGCCGACGGCTGGGAAGTCATCTGCGGCGGCGGGGACCCCTACCAGGTGGCATATGCCATCTTCATCGCCCTGTTCGATATCGCATCGCTGGTCGGCAGCACGATCGCGGTCACGAACATCACCCAGGCGAACCCCGGCGTGGTCACCACCGATCTGAACCACGGCTACGAGACCGGCGACGAGGTGGAGCTGAACGATGTTGTCGGCATGACCGCGGTGAACGGCAACACCTACACGGTCACGGTGATCGACGAGAAAACCTTCTCGCTTGGCGTCAATACCGGCGCATACGGCGCCTACATCAGCGGCGGGGTCTGCACGCCGAACGATCGCAACGAAGTCGTCAGCCTCTACGACTTCCCAGACTCCTACCAGGTGCGCTTCGTGCGGCCGCCGCAGCAGGTGGTCGATATCGCGGTCACATGGAACACCACCAGCACGAACCTGGTGCCGCCCGCGGCCGTGGCGCAGCTCGGATCGCCGGCCCTGGTCAACTACGTGATGGGCATCGCTGTCGGTCAGCCGATGAACCTTTTCGAGATGCAAGCGGTCTTCCAGGAGGCGGTGGCGTCGCTGGTGCCCCCGGCCCAGCTGACCCGCATGGTGTTCACCGTGTCGATCAACGGCATCGGCACGCCGCCCAGCTCGGGCACCGGCATCATCGCCGGCGACCCGGAGAGCTATTTCTTCACCGACTTGACGCACATCGACATCACCCAGGGGTGACGGCACGCGCGCCGACCTGCGGAAACCCTATGCAGTCGTGCCGATCCCGGTATATGGGGGGCATGAAGCTTCGCGGGAGATAGCGGCGTGCCCCTCATCCTGTTTGCGAACAACGCGACCTCGACCCTGGCCGGGTCGATCAGCAACGTGGCCACCACCTGCCTTCTTGCTCCGGGCAGCGGTGCGCTCTTTCCCAGCCCGTCGGGCGGCAACTTCTTCAAGCTGACCTTCTCCGATGCCGCCACTGGGTTGCTGAAGGAGATCGTGCACTGCACCGCCCGCACCGTCGATACCCTCACCATCGTGCGCGCGCAGGAGGGCACCACGGCCCTGGCGTGGACCGCTGGCGATATCGCCGCGAACCTGCTGACCGCCGGCACGCTGGAGGGGTTCCCGCAGGACGACGACAACCCCGGCCGCCTGCTTGACGTGCTGGTGGTCACCGCCAGCGGGGCGGTCAGCCTGCCGGCCGGAACCAACTCGATCATCGTCGAAGGCGTGGGAGGTGGTGCCGGAGGCGGCGCGGCCGCAGCCACCGGCGCGGGCGAGTGGGCAGCCGGCGGCGGCGGCGGCGGCGGGGCGTGGGGCAAGGTGCGGGTCACCACCGGCCTGGCCGCGCTGGTGGCCACGATCGGGGCTGCGGGCGCTGGTGGCGTCGATGGCGTCGCAGCCGGGGCTGGTTCTGCTGGCACCGCCACGTCGCTGGTGGGCACGTTCGGCTCCATCGTGTTCCCGGGCGGCGGCGGCGGCCCGGGTTCCCCGGCGTACACCCCCCCGGTCTCCGTCGGCGGCGGAAGCGCCGGATCTTCGGCAACGCAGTCGGGCGGAACCGCGCTCTTCCTTTGCACCGGGGATCCCGGAGGAACATCGGCCGGCTTCACCGCATCCAACGGCTACTCGGGGGGCGGCAGCAACACGCCCTATGGCGCCGGTGGCGGTGAAGCCGGCACGTCCTCGGACGGCGGCGACGCCTCGGGCTACGGCAGCGGCGGTGGCGGCGGCCTGAACGTGCAGAGCCAGGTCACCGCGCGCACTGGCGGCGACGGACGCCCAGGCTTTCTGCTGATCAGCTGCTACTCGTAGGAGGCGCGGATGCCCGGTTTCCCGAACAACCAGAGCGATCCTGCTGGTGCGATTCCAGTTTATGTCACCGGCGGCGGCGGCAGCGCCGTGGACGTTCTCGACTTCTCGCAGGCGATCTCGGCCATGAGCGCGGCCACCGTTGTCGAAGAAAACCAGACCCGCCGCTATCTTTTCATCCAGTGCGTCACGCCCGGCGAGGCGATCTGGGTGAACGTGCTTGGCGCCACGGCGGCGCCAAACGACCTGGGGTCGTTTCAGCTGGTGGCGGGGCAGACGTACGAAAGCGGGTCCGTGGTGCCGGCTGGGGCAGTATCGATTTTCAGCGCAAACGGCGCCGACGTTACCGTGATGGAGGGCTGAACGATGCCGCTCTGGGGGCCGACCGGCGGGGCGTTCACCCCAACGGTTCCGATTTCTGAAGTCGGCGGCGACTTTTCAGTGGACGAAACCGACAATGGCAAATGGTTTCGCGTCACTGGCGACGGTCCATGCCTTGTGACAATCGGTCCCGGCGTTTCGAACGGGTGGTATTGCTATATTGAGAATGCGACGAACGGAAATTCTCTCTCTGGCGGGACCGTTGCGATCCAAAGCTCGGGCGACGACTTCGATTACCCTGGCGTCATCGGCACGGCGACTTATCCCGGCGACCTGCGCCTTATCGCCTACGACGCGGCAAACCAGTTCTTCCGCAGCCAGCTGTTGCGCGGCGGGGAAATTTATGTGGCCGCGGCCGACTCCGGCAACAGCTACCAGATCCCCACCAACACGCTGACGCACGAGGTGACAGGCTGGGGCGCTGGCGGGGGCGGGGGCGCGGGAGTGCTGGTCAGCGGAGGAACCGCTGCAAGCGGCGGCGGCGGCGGCGGCGGCGGCATGATGCGTACGATGCAATGGCCCACCACGGCCCTGGGAGCGCCTGGCACCGATATCACTCTCACCATTGGCACAGGCGGCCAAGGCGGTCAGACGGCAAGCGCCAACGGTGGCGCCGGTGGCACCACTTCGTTCGGTTCCTTTCTGCGTGCCTTCGGCGGCGGGGGCGGGGCGGGTGGGGGCGCTTCGCGCTCTGCCGGCGGTGGCGGTGGCGGTGGAACGGGCACCACCGGTGTCACCGGCAATTTGTCGTCATCGGGATCCGGGGGATCTCTGTTCGGGGCAGGCGGCGGCAGCGGCGGCGGGGCTGGAGGCAATGAGCGCCTTGGTGGTGCGGGAGGGGGCGGTACAACCAGCGGCGGCCCCGGTGTGTCTGGTGGGTTTGCTTTGCAGGGAGGTGGGGGCGGCGGATCGGGCGGAGGTATTTCCGGCGCGCCCACGGGCCAAGCTGGCGGCGCGTCGTTCACCAATGACGGCGCGTCCACCAACCCAGGTGGCGTTGCGCAGGGCGGCAATGGCACCGCGTTGCCCGCGTGGGTCCGCGGCCAGCCGAACGGCATGGGGGGGCCTGGGGGCGCCGGCAGCTCGACGGGCAAGGGCGGGGATGGAGCCAACGGCCAGACCCCGTCGGGCGGAGGCGGGGGCGGGGGCGCGGCCTCGACCGGGCAAGCGATCGGCATAGGCGGCAACGGCGGCGACGGCCTGCTGCGCATCGCCTACGGGTGACGCCATGCCCGACGAGATCTACGACCTGGCCTGGACGCGCCCGGCCTACCGGTCGCAGACGATCCCGAGCTACCTGTATATCCAATACAACGACGACGACGATCTGCAGGCGTTCGTCGAAGCCTACAACGCGCTCAGCCAGGAGCTGATCACCTGGTTCGCCGAGATCAACCTGCCGATCTACACCGGGCCGCTGATCACCGGCGCGCTGCTCGATTGGGTGGCGCTGGGGCTTTACGGGCAGGCCAGGCAAACCCTGCCGTCGGGCGTCAACAAGAACCTGGGCCCGTTCAATACCTTCACGTTCAACGCGCTGCCCTACAATGAAATGACAACGGTCGAATCAACGGATTTCTTTGCCACGACCGACGACGTCTTCAAGCGCATCATCACCTGGAATTTCTACAAGGGCGACGGGCGGCAGTTCTCGGTGCGCTGGCTGAAGCGCCGCATCATGCGGTTCCTGCTGGGCGACAACGGCACCGACCCCGGCATCGACCAGACCTACCAGGTCTCGGTCAGCTTCGGCCTGGGCGACCAGGTGGACATCAGGATCCTGTCGGGGCTGCGCACGGTCACCGCAGGGCCGTTCAATACCGCGGCCTTCAACACCCTGCCGCTCGACGGCATGACGACGGTGTTCCAGCAGTATGTTCCGCTGGAGTTCGCGCCGATCTTCAAGGCCGCGGTCGACGGCGGGGCGCTGCAGCTTCCTTTCCAGTTCGATTGGATCGTGACGGTGTAGGCAGCCGCTGCCGGGCGCACGCGCCTGCATGCATTCGGTTGTCCCGAGTGAAGGGCCGATGATATGACGTTGCGTATGCCCAAGATTGTCGCCTCCTCCGCCGAGGGTATCGCCAAGAGCGTGGCATGGGCCGCGGTCTCGAGGTTGGGCGTGCCGATCATCCTGGCGCTGGTGCTGACCGGCATCCCGGCGCACCTGCTCTGGGCGCAGCGGGTCAACCAGGACCTCGCGCTCACCATGCGCGACGTGACCGCCGTCGTCGCCGAGGTGAAGGCGATGAAGGAAGTCGCCAAGGATGACCGGAAAACCGAAACCCAGGTGCTGACCGACCTTGCGTCGCTCAAGACCAACGTCGCCGCCATCCTGCGGTCGATCGATCGCATCGAAAAGCTGAACGATGCCCAGGTCAATCGCCGGCAGCAGTGACGGCGCGCGCGTGGCCGCGCTGCGCGCCGCCAGGCTGCCAGGCGGGGCGCCAGGCGCCGCCACGCCGCAAGGCCGCCAGGCGGCCGCCTGTGGCGCGCTGTGGGCGCGGCCGCGGTGCCTGGGCCCGGGGGGCGGGTGGTGATCCCCGCCCCCCTGCTGGCGCCGGCCCTGGGCGCCGCCGCGATGGTGGTCCTGGCAGGCGCAGGCTGGGGGTGGCTGCGCCTGGTGCACGACCCGGGGATCCGGGCGGAGTACCAGGCAAAGCTCGATGCCGAGGTGGCGGCCGCGCGTCTGGCCGACCAGGCGGCCGCGCTGCAGGCGATGGAGAGCATGCAGGCACTGCACCGCGCGCAGCTCGCCCAGGCTGCGACCATCCGCGAAAGGATCATCCGTGTCCCGGTCACGACCAGCTGCGCTGCCAGCCCTGCTGTGGCTGCTGCCCTTGACGGCCTGCGGGCCCGGCCCGGCGGTGCTGGTGCGGCAGGAGGTGCCCCCGGCGCTGCTGGCCTGCCAGCCCGAGCCGGCGCCGCCGGCCGCCGGAATCAATGACCAGGTCCTCGCCCTGTGGATCGTCGACCTGGCCACGGCCGGCGAGGATTGCCGCAGTCGCCTGCGCCAGCTGAAGGAGCTGATCGATGCCCGCTGAAGCCGTCATGCCGCCCGGATCCTGGAAATACCGGCGCCGGGTGGTGATCTGGTCGCTGATCTTCAGCGGCGCCTTCCTGGTCTACCTCGTCGAGCGCCGCCCCGAGGCGGCCGTCACCCTCACCCTAGCGCCCGCCATCGTGGCCGGCGCTCTCGGCATCATCGGGTCGTACGTGTTCGGCGCGGTGATCGACGACAAGAACGCAAGGAGCGCAACGCAATGACCTGGGTCCTCCTGGGGCTGGCCTTCATTGCCAACGCCTTCGGGCGCCGGTTTGCCGGCGGCCTGCTCGGGCAATGGTTCGGGAACATCGGCGGAACGCAGGTGGGGCGGCTGGCGCAGGCACTGATCGCCGGCAGCACGGTGATCGGGGTGGGTGCCTGGCTCCTGTATCAGGGCCAGCCGGCGTTCCCCTGGTGGTGGGCGCCGCTGGTCGCCGCCGGCACCTTCGCGGGCGCCACGATAGGATTCGGCCGCACCGGCATGGTGCCGCGGGGCCTGGGCGACGTGCTGGACCTGTCGGTGGTGCACGGCCTGCTGGCGATCGCGCCGATTGTCGCCGTCCTGGTGGTGGCGGATCTGCTGACGCCGGGCGGCGTGGTGGTCGGCAGCAAGGTGCTGTGGCTGGTCGCCGCCGGCCTGGCCCGCGGGCCGCTCTACTGGCTGGCCACGCGGTGGCAGCCGCACATTCCAGTGCTGGGGTTGAACCCGGACGGCTTGCCAGATCCGCCGGCTTTCGCCGAGTATCCCGCCGGGGGCTTGCTCGGCGTGGCGCTGGCGCTGGCCCTGCTGCCGGGAGCATGAAGCCGTGCTGATCACCCTCGAACGCGACCCCAGCCGCAACGACTGGACGCTGGGCCACCTCTCGATCGACGGCCGGTTCTTCTGCTTCACCTGCGAGGACGTCGTGCGGCCGGAAGGCGCGCCCAAGGTGCCAGGCAAGACCGCCATCCCCGCCGGGCGCTACCGGGTGATGATCACCCCGTCGCCCCGCTTCAAGCAGGATCTGCCGCTGCTGCAGGGCGTGCCGAATTTCTCGGGCGTGCGGATCCACCCGGGCAACACCCACCAACATACCGAAGGGTGCATCCTGCCGGGTACCAGCTACGACAACACCGGGGTGAAGGCGAGCCAGGCCGCGTTCGACCACTGTTCCGGCAGGATCCTGTCGGCGCACGCCGCGAACGAACCGGTGTGGATTGAGATCTCGCAGCGCGGCGAGACGCGCGCTGTGGAGCCGGCGCAGCCGCCGGCCGGCAGTACTGCAGCCGCGATGACGGCGGCGGCCCCAGCAGGGCCAGCGGTGGATGGCGGGCTTAGCTCCCCGCCGCCCCCGCCGCAGCCGTTCCCGCAGGCTCCTGAGACGGCTGGGGGGTAGCAGCCGCCAGCGCAGCGCGCATGCGTTCCCTGGCTGCGGTGGCGTTGGGAAACGCCAGCAGATACCGCCCCGCAGCCCGTAGCTGTGCCACCGGATGATCCGGGTCTTGGTCGGCCGCGGCCAGCGCATCGCGCGCCATCTCGCGATATTCGTCGGCGCGGCGGTGGCCTTCGTGGCTCGTGCTGTCCAGCAGCTCGCGCCATGTCGGCCGGTAGCCGCCGCGCCGCATGTGGAAAAGCCGATCCCTGGTGCAGATGGCTTCGGCGACGCGCTCTATGCGGGCGTCGTTCATGGCGAATGGTCCTTTCGATCGGCGGCAACAAGCCGGTCGAGCCGCCACCCGCGCCGAGCCAGCTCGGAAGGCGTCTGGGTGCGGCCGGTGATGATCATCGATTCCCAGCGCCGCCCGGACCACCGGAAGGCGATCTCCACGGCGCCGTTGGTCAGCCAGCCCACGGCGCCGATCGGCGTGTCGGCCGGCGGCCGGCATTTCGCGGTCGGCTGCGGCTGGGGAATCATGCTGGCCTATTCTCCGTCGATGGTGGGGCCGCCGATGGCGGTGGTCGGGCCCTCCTGGTTGACCGGCGCCGGCAGCGCCGGCTGGCCGCCGCGCAACGTGCGGTAGAGCAGGGCATTCACCTGGGCGCCCACGCGCCGCTGGATCGGGATATTAGCCGCCCGCATAGCCTCGATAACCCGGGCGACGTTGCCCAGGTCGATCGCCGGCGCAGGAGGTGCCGCGGGCGGATTAGCGGCGCCCGCCGGCTCGATAATCCCGTCGCGCTGCTCGGTCCTGGCCTGCGCGAGGCACGCCCGGCTCAGCCATTCGCCCATGGTCTCGCCGCGCCGATTAGCGGCCCGCTTAGCCTCTTCCCAGGCCGCAGCGTCCATGCCCTTCACGTTGATGATGGTCCGGTCGGGGGACGGATTGCCCATGGGATTAGCTTTCCTTGGCGGCCGCGGCGATGATCGCCTCGGCCTCCTGCTGGGCGGCGCGCAGGGTGCAGAACGCCTTGACCGGCGTGTAGGGGATGGCCAGGGCGCCCCCGAGCGTGCGGAACCGCGCGGTCGGCATGTCGGGGGTGACTTTCCACTCAAACCCCTCGATGCGCAGGAACCACCGCGCGCCTGCCGGGCCCTGCTTGCGCGTCACCGCCAGAGCGACGTTCCCCAACATGAGCGAGGCACCGCGATCGCGCAGGACGTGCCACACCGAACGGCCGCCCCAGCCGGTGGCAGCCCGGCGCTGGGCGGTGGGGTTCCACCGGCCCTCGGGGGCAAAGCGGGCCATGTCAGGCTGCCACCTGCGCCAGCACGGCCGGCAGCTGGTCGCGCAGATCCCGGCTGGTGGGGAAGGTAGCAAAATAGTCGCGCTGCCCTGGCAAGAAGAACAGCCACTGGCTGCCGGCGCTGTGGCGGTTCGGGACCATCTTGCAGGTGCCGACTTTCTGGCCGTCGATCTTGACGGCACGGCGCCCCAGGTGGTCGCCGCGGTGCGAGATCTCAACCGGCACGGTCAGCCCTCCTGCTGCATGTCGTTGACGTGCTGCGGAATGCGCACCCGGCCGGGCACCCGGGCCCGGGCAAGCTCGCGGTTCGCCTTGCGCACGAAACGCTGGGCCGAAGCCAGGGCCTCGATGCGGTTCTCCGCGGCGCAGTCGATCGTCACCGTGTTGCGGTAGCCCGGGTGGTAGGTGGTGTACGAGAAGGCGGTCAGCGCGGTGGCCGTGGTGCGGCGAGCGGGCATTGGTCAGCCCTCCGCTTTTTTCGTCTCAGCCAGCTGCCGCTGGGCGCACGCGGCGCCGAACGCAAAGCCGCCCTGGTTGCAACCGGTCGCGTCGGCTTCGGCCTCGGTCGCGTAGAAGCGGCCGGTGCTGCAGGAAAGAACGAGCCAAGTGGCCTTGGCGTCGTCCAGGCGGTCACCGCACCGATGGCAGAACGTGCCATCGGTGCGGTCTCGGTTCGCCTCGGCGCGTGAGCGGGCCATGGCTCAGCCCTTCCTGCTGTTCGGGAAGCACTGCGCCTCCATGGCCTTGCGGTCGGCATCATCACGCAAGGCGTCATCGACTCCCTCAAGGTCAACCGCCGGCACCGGGATGAAGTGGATGGGGTCGCAGTTCACCGGGTAGCGGCCGTCGTTGCCGCGCGCGATCTGCACCCGATAGGGCCGGCCCTCGATCTCGACCACCTCGCCGGGCGCCAAGGTGGCCGCGGCCGCCGCGGCGGCGAGGCGCTCGGCCAGAAGGCGCTGGCCCAAGGCGCGATCGCCTACCAGGGCGCCGCTGCTGTAGATCGAGCCGGTCAGGGCGTGGCCGTTGGCGCGGGCCATCACCTCGTACTCGTCGGGGTTCATCCCCTTGGCGGTCGCGTAGCCGCGCACGGTGAACACCGTGGCGAAGGCGTCGTCGGCCCAGGAAGCCAGGCGGATGGGCTGATCGTAGGTCAGGGTCTTCATCGGGGCATCCTCCTGCTGCGGCACAATCGCCGTGGCGTGAGGTTTTATAGATCGATCGGCGCAGCTAATCCAGTCGGAAAGGCCGGATTAGCTCAAAAACCTGACAGGGCCTTGCCGCCATACCGTTGCAGGCTGGCGCCAGCCCTGACGTGCAGCGGCCAGCTGGCGGCATGCGACCAGAGCTCGGTCTCGTCGCCGGCCGCGATCAGCCGCACCGTGGCGGCGATCGCCTGCTCGGCCGTGCGCGCCACCAGCAGGCGGCGGCGCAGCTCGGCGCGCACCCAGCGCGGATCCCAGTCGACCAGGGCCTCGTGCAAGGCGCGGCGCACGGCCGGCGGCAAGCGGTCCACCACCGCCAGGGCCCGGCGCCTGCTGCGCGCCGGGCCACGCGGCCGCAGGGTGCGGCCGGAATTAGTACGGGTGCCCGTCATCCGGCGCACCAGGGATCGAAGGCAGCTGTTCCCAATATGGCGACGGCGCCCGCTGGTCCAGCTGCCAGATGGTGTGGTCGGTGCAGAGGGCCACCAGCACCGGCATGCCGTCGCGCACGCCCACCGGGAACAGGCGTTCGATAGGGCGAGGTGCGGGTTGCGGGGTGGCTAGGTCGGCTTCCATGCCGGCGGGCGGAATGTCATGCATCGTTCAGCTCCATGTCGTGTCGAAGGGGGGCAGGCAAGTCGTACCGCAGCGGCGCGTTGGCCAGCTGCAGCAGGGTGGCGGCGTGGCATAGGTCGCGGGCGCCTGGCGCGGGCAGGCGGCACCAGCACGCGAGGTCGCGGCCGCGCAGCGCCGGCAGCCGGCGCAGCACCTCGGCGCGCAGCGCGTCCAGCTTGTCGGCCAGGGGCGGCGCATAGCCGAGGGCGGCCGCATTCGGTTCGCGCAGCCAGATCTCGTGCATGGCAACGGCCTGGGCGTGGCCGAAGTGCTGCGCCGAGAACGGGTTGCCCAGCGCGCGCGGCCGGGTGCAAACGACGGTGTCGGGAGGCAGGCGCCAGCCTGGGGTGCGGCGCAGCTGGATCCGGCGAGGGGCGTCACCCACGAGCTTGGTCCCGCAACTGCTGCAGCGCAGCCAGAGCACCGCGCACATACCCGTCGCGGCGGCCGCCGTAATAGCCCCAGGCGGTGCCCACGGCCCAGGCGATCAGCACCAGCCACAGCACGTCCGCAACATCAATCATCGAACCATCTCCCGCATCGGTTGCACACCCAGGCGTGGTGGGCGGGGCTGCGGGGCTCGGGGCACAGGAAGCGCACCAGCCAGCGGCGCCACCACCTGGCATGGCATCTCCCGGCTCTCACGACGCACCGCCTTCCAGCGCCTGGCGCATCTGTCGCGCCAGGTCGGCATTGGTCGCCGCCTTGCGATCGCCCTCGGGAGTGCCCTTCGCCCGGTGCGACAGCGCGTAGGCGTCGAACACGATGCGCGCCGCCTCGATGGCCTTGCGCAGCGCCGCCACATCGGGCCAGAGCGGGCGCCAGGCCAGCCAGCCCCTGGGCACCTCGCTGAAGCCGTACGACCGGCCGCCGTCGCCCAGGTTGTGTCGGAACCACCCCTCAAACGGCGGTTGTTCCTCGCCCGACATGTCGCTGGCCCAATGGGCAACGATAATGACCGGCGCGTGTGCGTGGGGCTCGACATAGCCAAGCTGCACCCAAGTGGCCGTCTCGGGCGCGGTGGCGGGAGGCTGCCAGCCCTCGACGGCGGGCAGCAGGGGGTGGGGATCGTTCATCAGAACGGCCTCGCGTCGTCGTCCAGGTCTCCGCCCCCCGCGGTCAGCGCCGGCCGAGGCGGGGGCTGGTACCGGTACCGGGCCACCCACTCGCGCGCGGCCTGCTCGGTCACCGGCGACAGAGAGAAGATGCTGCTGCCCCCGTAGAAATGCGTGGTGAACACCTCGGGGTCGGCGGTGGGCTCGTCGATGCGCAGCATCTTCGTGCCGAACCGCTCCACCTCGCTGGTGCGGCCGACATGCGTGCGGTGGCCGAAAATCTCGACCTTGGCCCATTCCTCGGGCGGCTGAGGGGTGTCGTTCATGGAGTGCCTTTCCTGGATCAGAACAGGGTCACGCGCGGGTCCATCCCGCGCGCCAGCGCATCGCGCGGCGGGCACAGAGAGCGGCCCTGCGCCGTCGCGATCTCCTGCCAGCGGCAGACAGCCGCGCGCGGGCAGTCGTAGGTCCGGGCCTCGCCGATGCCTTCGCGGCGGGGCTGGTTGGGCCCCACCACAAAGGCGCGGCCGCCAGCCTCGGCGGCTTCCTCCACCTGGCCCTGCACGCCGCCGGTCGAGCAGCCCACGCTCCACCAGGGGCAACCGCCGCCGTCGATATCGTCGTGCCCCGGGCACGCGCCGGCATACTCGCCGGTCCAGGGCGAGCCGTTCGGCGCCACCAGCGGGCACATGGTCGCCGGGCACTGCATGCCGGGGGCGAACACCCAGGGCAGCATTGTCATGTTCCGGCCGCCTCTTCGGCGCGGGCCTCGCGCCGCGCCAGGGTCAGCAGGCGCCCCAGCACCACGTTGGGCTTGCGCGGGGGCATCAGGCGCCGTCCGATGGCCGAATGGCCCAGCCCCTCGCTGGCCAGGGCCAGCAGCTGCTCGTCTTCCTCCGGGCTGAACCGGCGCACGACGTGATTGCCGCGCTGCACCACCGACCCGGGCTGGTTGCGGCCCGACAGCCGGTTGCCAGAATGCTGGCCTGCCGCGGTGTTCGGGCTTTCGACCGCGTGCTTGAGGAAGTGCCAGTCCAGCGCACTGGACGACACCTTGCCGCCGAGCTGCCCGGCGATCCACCGCGAGCTGCAGCCGGCCTCGCGCCAGGCGATCGCCTTCTCGATCTGCTCGTCGGTCAGCTTGCGCCGCCCCATCACAACAGCTCCCGCACCGCCTGGTCGCACGCGGCATTGATCTCTGCCATGCGATCGGCGTTGCCGCCCGGGGCGTCGGGGTGGTGCTGCCGCGCCAAGGTGCGGCGCAGCGCCTCGATGGCCGCCACGTCGACCGGATCGGTCGCGCCGATGCCCAGCACCGTGCGCCAGTGGCGCTGGCCGGCCCCGGGCGCCGGCAGCGCGGTGAAGCCGCGGAACATCGCCCGAATCATGTGCTTGGCGCCGTGCCGATCCATGGCGCGCATCGCCTCGATGGTCAGGCCGATCGCCTGCACGTTGTGCTCGACTTTCGACCACCGGTCGCAGGGGATGGCCATCGCCTGGCCGTCCCAGGTGAAATACGCAACCACGCCCGGATCCGCGGGTGCCTCCACCCCGAGGGTGATGTTGCTGGACATGACCAGCGTCTTGGCGGCCGCGTCGCCGCAGAGCATGCGCAGCTGGTCGCGCAGGTTCTTCAACGCGCCCGGCAGGCCGGTGCGATACTGGCCCGGGCTGCGGTTCTTCGTGCGGGGCCATCCTTCGGGCCAGAGCAGGGGATATGCCTGGGTCATGGCGCCACCTGCAGCGCGCCCACCAGGTCGTTCACGAAAGCGTGGCCGGCTGGCGTGATGCGGATCTCCACCGATCGGCGATCGCTCGCCGACTCGGCGCGGCTGGCAAACCCAAGCACATCGACGAGCCGGTCGACCGATCGCGTCGTCGCGGGGCGGCTCAGCCCGAATTGCGCCGCCAGATGCCGGATGCTCGGCGCGGGATCCGGGCGATCCACCAGGTGCATCAGGATGGCCAATTGCCGCACGGTGAGGTCGCGATCGCCGTCGACGTCTTTCTGCACCAGCAGCGCGGTGGTCCGCTTGAGGAACGCAAGCGGGTCGGGGGCAACGGCGCTCATGGGCGCTCCTTCCGGGCTGCGGGCATGCCGTTGTGCTGGACACCGTTCAGCAGGCGGCCGGCGTTCGCCTTGCCGACGTTGATCATCACCGGGCCAGGATCAGGGGGCGACGGGAACGGATACGCCGAAGGCCAGTCGCGGCCGTCCAGCCCCGGCGTGCCGCGGCGCGGGTCGAACCCGCTGACCCGGCCCAGCACCTGCCCGTCGCGGCGGCCTGTGCGGTCCCAGGTCGAGTAGCCGGCCTCGGACGAAGAGATCCAGGCACCCCATTGCTTGAAGAAGAACGGCACCTCGGCGCCCTTGCACTGGTCGTGCAGCTGGCGCACCCAGGCCGGGTTCATCGGCCGCGCGCCGGGCCCGGACTCGCCGCCTGCGACCACCCAATCAATGGCTGCCAGTTCTGTCGGCCATCCGAAGCCGGGGACCGCCAAGCCGACAGTCGCCGCGCGCAGCGCACTGATGTGCGCCATGGGGTGGACACGCACATTGTTCAGGTCCAGGCCGCCCAGCAACGGTTCCGCGCTGATCCAGCGCACTGCGGCTGGCGTCGTCGCAAGGTACGGCCAGCGTTCCTCCAGGCGGGGTTGGTCCTCGGCGCTGATGCCGAGCCAGACGTTCGGCAGCGGCAGAACGCCAACCTTCACCGAGGGGCGCCCCGCGATCGTGTCGGCAGCCATCTCGATGCGACGCTCGGTGTCGGTGAAGTCCGCGGCACCGCGCTGCCCCTGCCCACCGCCAAAATAGCGCCGCATCCGCGCGGCCCGCTTGGTCAGCACCTGGAAGGTGTGCTGCGGCGCCAGCGCCATGACCGCGAACACCAGGTCGATCCACTCGTCAGGCACCGACTCGTGAAACAGGTCGCCATGGGCGCAGACGAAGATCATGCGCGGGCGCGTCCAGCGCAGCGGCTGGTCGAGCCATTCGCGGTTGAACCGCACCTCGCCGGTCCAGACCGGGCCGGCCTTGCTGTCGCGGGTCAACCCCTTGCGGCTGGGGTGCCGGTGCAGCCGGGTGCCGGCCAGGCGCATCGCGTAGCAGTTGGTGCAGCCTGGCGAGACGACGCTGCACCCGGTGATGATGTTCCAGGTCGCCTCGGTCCACTCGATATCGCTGGTTTCAGCCATGGTCGCCTCCCTGTGCGGGCCGCCATTCCCACCAGCCCTGCGACCCTTTGGCGGGCGCGAACGGCACCACCTTCTGGATCTTGGTCAGCGGCCAGCCGTAGTTGCTGTGCTGGTTGCGGTCGCTGTCGTTGATGAATTCGGTCCCCAGGGCCGCCGCCAGCTCCTGGTTGCGCAGCGGCCGCCCCAGCACCGCGGTGCACAGCACTGACGACAGGGGCAGGCTCCTGGGCGCCTGCAGCGCCGCATCGAGGATCGGAATGGCGGTGGCGGGGTCGATCCCGGTCTGCGCGGCCTCGCCCATCTGCAGCCGGTAAAGCAGCTCGCGCATCTCGCCGACGTTGGCCTTGCGCGCGCCGGCATGGATTGCGATGCGCCGGCCGACCATGCGGCCCGCGGGGGCCCACGACCGAAATTCGTATCGCTTGGCCCCCTCGGCGATCAGCGTGGCCCAGGGCTGCCAGATCGTGATGGCGGGGAAGGAGTCAGCCACCGTCGCCCTCCTTCTCGATCTTCCAGTTCGCCACCAGCTTTGCCGCGTCGTCGAGGATCCGCAGCTTGCGGTCCATGTCGTCGCGCTGCGCCAGGTAGCGGTGAGCCAGGGTGGGGTCCGTGATGAAGCTGGCGTCGATGCCGGCGCGGATCTGCGACGCGATCGCCGCCGGATCCACGATCGCGATCATGCGCGCCGCCTGCTCGATGATGGTGAATGCCGCATCGACGCGCCCGGAGATCATGGGCGCCGGCACGATGGGCGGGGCGGCTTCGGTGATGGGGGGATCGCTCATGCGGCGAACCTTTCCTGCTGGGGGTTATGCGGCAGCCTTGGCCTTGAGCGCGAACGGGGTCAGTCCCGCCGCACGCCGGTGGTTGTTCACCGCGACGATCAGTCCGGGCAGCCCGGTCGCCACCTTCACCACCACCCGGTGCTCCGACGCGTATGCCTCGATGATGGCCAGCGGCACCGTCTCGCGCACGAGATCGCGCGGCGCCACCGTGGCGATGGCCTGGTGTTCGGCGCAGTAGGGCCGGCCGCGGGCAACGTGCTCGCCGCAGTAGGCGAAGCTCTTCGTGCCCGGCGTGCCCAGCGGCCAGCAGCACGCCAGGCGGCTGTCGGCGGGCGGCCGCGGCAGAGGGGGCGGGGGCGGTGCAGGCGGCGGTGCGGGGGCTGCAGCGGCTTGCGGCGGGGCCGCGGCCGCAGGCGGCTCGGCAGCCGCCAAGGGCACCAGGCTCGCCAACGAAGGCGGCGTGGGCCTCCCCTTCGGCTGCGGCCGCGCCTCGCCCAGCGCCGGCCGCTTGATGGGCGACGGGCGGCTCGGAAGGTTCAGCCGGCCGGCCTTGCCAACCACCGAGTTCTTCGAGCGGTTCATGCGGCGCCCAATCTCGGCCGTCGAAAGCGACAGATCCGCCCACAGCTCTTTCAGCGTGGTGATGCTGGCGTCGGTCCATTCCTTGTCATCAAGCATGGCCTGTGCCCTCCCGGTAGAAGGTCACCGGCTTCCAGTTCGGCAGCTTGCCCACCAGGAAGTCGCGCAAGGCGCCCACCGACTTAGGCAGCTTCTGGCCGGGCTGCAGCTGCACCAGCTGGGCGGCCTGGCGCAGCATGGTGCCGCTGCACTGCGCAAGGAAGTCGGCGGTGTCGAAGCGCGGCAGGAACAGCTCGGCGCCCAGGCTGCGCGCGATATCGTCGGCCACCGGGCCACTCGACATGATCTTCGGCGCCGGAAAGATCAGCATGGCCGCGATGGTCTCGCAGGCGATCCGCACCAGGTCCGACGGGTGCGGCTCGCCGCCGTTGGGCGTGGCCGCGGCGATCGCTTCGCTGGCGGCAAATTTGTCTGCGCCCCCCGGTGTCACGTTCATGGCGCTCAGCGCCTCCAGCAGCACCCGCAGCAAGGTGGCCGGGTTCTCGAGGCTCGGGTTGTCGCGGAGGTGCTGCAAAGCGTCCTGCAGCGCCTGGTGCTTCATCGTCGCGGCCAGCTGCAGCCCGGCATCGGTCAGCAGCCGAGGCGGGGCGGTGTCGCCGCCAGCGCCACCCCGGACGCCGTCGGCGCCTTGCGCCGCCGGGCGGGCAGGATCCTGGCGGAACACGTAGGCCACCACCTGCGCGTCGGGCTTCATGGCAATGACGAAATGCTCGACGCGCAGGTGGTGGCCTACCGCCTTGGGCAGCTCATGGAACCAGCGCATCTGGATCCAGCTTCGCGGCACGTCGGGGCGATAGGCCGCGGGCAGATAATCGTGCACCGCCGCGCGCTCGTGATCGGCCACCAGTCGATCCATGGCGGCGCGCTGCTGCTCTTGGAACCCGT